CGACAAATATCATTTCAAAGTCCTGTACACTGCCATTAGTTCCTCATCTGACGGATTTGACGCTGAAGAATATCTCTTATGTCCCACTCTCATGAATGCTTTGATATCGGAAAAACTTGGATAAGTTGTTTGTAAATTATGAAGGAGATGGTCAGGGTCTAAGTGACAAGATGCACATGAATTATCTCTTGCGAATACTCTTGTTGACTTTTTAAATCTTTCACTCTGAACTAATACTGCAGAAAGGTCTTTCTCCATGTATGTTATTCGGTTGTCTATGTCTGGAATAATCATAAAAATTAGATATATGAGAAGTGCGATGATAACATAGATGAATGATTTACTTGCAACTATTTGGTCTTTGGCAGCAAGTTCCATTACTTGAACTTCTTCAACCTTTTTATCTATTTCTTCAATATCATGTTGTAGTATCTTTTGGTCTTTTCCGTTTGCTTGTGTTTTTTCTTGTTGTGCCATGGTTTATTTTCCCTTCCCAACTTCGTTCAACTTCTTAGTTATCTGTTGTTGAAACCACTTGAGAACAATAGGTATACTCACATTAGAAGTGAGTCCAAATAAAAATCCAATGGGGAAACGATAATCAAGAAACTCTTGGAGTTGAGGAACATTTGTGAATACGATAGTAATCAACAAATAACCTGTTAAAGACATACCGATATTAATTAATAGATCAAACCCTATTAACCACGCGTGTCCTTCATATTTTTCTTTATTATCTATTCTATAGTTAAATAGAAAAATCCAAAATGATGAAAATATGATAACAGCATACATCCACAAATCGGTAACATTAAATAAATCAACCATTTTCTTTTGTCTCTTTCTTTACCAATTTCAATAAGTCAGCAGTACTACCAACAAATAATGCATTGGTCACGTTTTGAGCTTTGGCGACTTCCTGTCCATTTCCAGCATTTTCTAATTTTTGTTTCTTTTGATGTAAATCCATTAGTGTTTCTTGTGAATCAGACATACTCTTGAGTAGTTGACCAAACACTTCAAATGCTCTAGGAGATTCTTCTGCTTTAGCAATTTCCAGAAGTTCTTCCATTGCATCTCTACCTTTTTCAATTATGTCATAAAGATTTTCACGAGCATATTGAAAGTCATTTTCTTTAGTATCATCTCCATTTATAACAATAGGAACACTATCTATGACTTGAACATCGTTTTTTTGGGGTTCATCAACGAGCTCCAGATGTTTTTCAATCCTTTGCTCTACTAATTTTTCAACTTTCATTAACTATCAGTTCCAGCTACTGGATCATGTGTTTTTCCTTGAGGAAAAAATTCAAAGGTTTCACTAAATCCAAAATCTTCTTCAGTGGTTGCAGTTGTGTCATCTGGAGCTACCGTAACTCTTGCTACAGTTCCACCAGCAGAAGAAGCGTCTTCAGATACTTCAGACAACAACCGTATACGAGTGGATGCGTCAAATTCATGACTATCTAAAATCATAAAATTCTTACTATAAATCGTACTATCTTCTGATATGATATATATCGGTTCCGATGCCGTAGCTTCTGACATAAGATGAGTATCTACAACAGAAGACGTAATAACTTTTGCGTTATCTTCAACATTTGGATACAAGTAACCTTTCATCGAAAAGTTGAGTGTCCAAATAATAGACCGTCTAGTTGCAAAGTCTCCTTCATATGTATCTTCACTAGAAACACCAGAAAGAACCAGAGGTATATCCATTTTCACATCCATACCAGAAACCAGAGACATTGTTACTGTAAACTCTGGTGTGAAGAATGGGAGCACTTGTTCTAGTATTTGTGTTCCATCTTCTGCATTTTTGACAAAGATATAAAGTGAAAAATCATAATTATAAGGAACAGGATTGTATTGTTTCTTCAGTCCAGTAGTTCCTGTTTTTACATTTCTACCAAGTGTATTGAGTTTTCTCGCACTGTCATAAGACATCGATGTCAACTCAAATCCCATTCTTGGAACTGTCAAAGCAACGGATTGACTAAGATTTGGGTCTGAAGAAATCCTTGCCAACATCTTATCTTTAGGGCCATAAGACAAAGGTATCTTGACCACTTCTGTTACAACATCAGAACTATTCGTTCTACGAACTTCTATATTGTTAAATAACGTTCCAAATGCAACCACCATCTTTCTTGAAGTCTGGTGGTAAAAATATGTTCCAAACATTACGGATTTTCTCCAAATGGATTCGATTCAGTAAAATCAAATACAGAATCAGCATCAATCTCAAACTGTTTATTACTTGAGGTTTTATCAGTTGTTCCATCGTCTATCGATTTCAACGTAGTAGAAGCTTCGTTTGTTGATTGTTGTACGTTGTATGTTCCTGTTGCCGTACTCGTTGCTCCTGTCAGTATTTCGGATAGAGTAAATGAACCATTCATATTGATGAGATACAGATAACTTGTTGCAGCATCCCATCGTGCAACCTCTCCTGTTATAGCAGATGTTCCACCTGTGACTGTCTCTCCAACTGTGAAAGTTCCCGATACACTAGATAACTCAAATGTACGAACAAAAGATTGTTGTCTTTCCACCACATCTATGTCATCGATTCCTGTATCCAACGCTTCATCGGAATATGTAAAGAGTTCACAAGTAAGGTCAAATGTAGGTAGCGCACCAGTTTGATAGAATGGTGTTTCGTGTTCCACAAAAGTTATCTGAAAAAGTTTACTGGTAAGTGGAAAGTGAATCAAGTCACCTTCTTTTGGGCGAGTTCCTATATCCAATCCTTCCCAAGCTCTTCGTGCGAGAGAGAATACAATTTGGTCACGAATCTCTAACCCAAACTTGGAAATCAGATCACCCTCTCCCTCAAAACCGTCAACAGATTTGATGTACATCTCTATTGAGTAAGCGTCTTTGAATTCAGAGATGGAGTCTTCACCAAGTATAGTATCTTCGTTTATTAGTGTTCTAGGAATGTAAGAAACATCATGACCAAATACTTGTATTGATTCTGTTACAAGTGAATGTAAAAGTTCCTGTTCATTCTTCGCATCGAAATTACGAAAATATGAATTAGTAGCCATTCGGTTATCCTACATAAAAATTAAGAGGTAACTCGTATTTGAGTGATAATTCTTCTTCAAGTTTTTCTAGTTCAGCAGCTCCATCATCATACATTTGTCTACCGTTCAACGTTACCCCTCCTGGCAATTGAACACCATCGTATTTCATCAAATTTTGACCCCATTGTTTTTTGAATAACGAGGTTGTATATTTCTTGAGAAAAATATCATTATACATTTCTGTATAGGTACTTCCATCAATTTTTTTCATAACCATCACAACAACAGCATCTCCAATTTCTACAGCTGTGTCCCAATCCATATCAATGTAAAGTTTGTCTGTTAGTCTATTGAAACGAATCTGTCTTGATTCTGCACCCGAAAATACTTGAGTTAGAAGAGCAAGATTTTGTCTACCTTGAACGTAGTTACTCAATCCACCACCATCTTTGAGTAGATTAGGAAGTTCATTCAAACGAAATTGGTATTCAAAAGAAAACATATCATTAGATGACAACCCTTTACTTACAGGAAGTACATCCTGAACACCTATAATTGTGTCGTCAACTGTCAATGCTTTCGTGTCGATGTTTCCAAATACAACTGCGGTTGCTTGTGTTCCGTGAACCGTTCCAGTTGCACCAGAAGTTCCACCTGTAACCGTTTCACCAGAGACAAAAGTATTAGCTGTTGTGTTAGCTGCACGAATACCGTTTCCGTCTTTGTGTGTGTGAAATTTTAGTTCTGTTGCACTTGTTCTTTCGTGAAGAATTGCTGTTGCGTTTGATGAACCACCAGTAATTGTTTCATCTGCTTGAAATGTTCCTGTCGCAGAAGACGCAAAAGTAAGTGTGCTTGGTGCTACTTGTTCAACTAAAAACGCTCTTTCTGTTCCATCAAAATGATACTCTTGGAACATCTGCACACTCTCTGCGACTAAATCGTTTTGTTGTTCTTCTGCGATGTTAATATCAACGACAGGAGCACCTAACTTTCTGAGGCAATATTGCTTAAGTTCTGTTTGAGATGCTGGAGAAACATTTGACATATTTTTCTATCCGTTGTTGATTTCAGCTGAGGGGTTTACTGTGATAAGTCCTTCCGCGAGTCGTTCTTTTGTGACGCTATCACTTTGTGTATAATTTAGAGAAAAATAATATTTTCCCTCAGCAAGTGCTGCCGTCTGTGTTGCGGTCAGGGAAAATGTGGTATTTGCTCCAGACAATGATGTAGTGAAATTTACCAAAGTGTTTGCATAAGCGAAATTTTTGATTATGCTTCCTGAAACTGTGCCAGAGGAAATATCCACAGCTACAGAAGATGAACTTTCAGCTCCAATAGTTTTGGAAAATGTTGCGCCTTGGTCTATAATGTAGTTCTGAGACTTTTTCTTGATTGTCAACGCCATATTTTATCCGTTCTGAAAAACTATTTGTATATATGTGAGGTCTATATTAGTATTTATATAAACACCATTTATGCAATCTGGTTTTTTTATAAATACGAGTAGAGAAGGAGTCGTGGAGGCCCCTTCCCCCTCTAAACGCTAACACTCTTTGAAGGAGAATGTCATGTCTTCAAGTATTTATCACTATACTTATCTCATTACAAATACGACCAACCAAATGAAATATATTGGCGTCCGTAGTTGTTCCTGTCTGCCAAAAAACGATTCCGACTATATGGGTTCATCCAAACCACTTG